GGGGAGGGATATTCACCGACGATCAGATGGCTGCCGCTATGATTGACAGACTGGTTCATCATGGTCACTTACTAATTTTTGAGGGAAAAAGCTACCGGATGGAGCATGCCCTCATGCGTCAGGATGCATAAACCGTCCTGCCTAAAGCAGGGAAAATCCCTTGCTAAAAACAGGGAATTCTGACGCTTTTTTTAGGGAAAAGCGCTTGACAAAAAACATATATGATGCTATAGAAAAGAGCCGGAGGTACTGCCATGAAGATTAGAATGAACCATCAGCCAAGAATCTGCCCCGTTTGTGGGCAGACATACCATGAACCGCCTGCTCTTTCAAGAGCCGATGGAAAAACGCAAATCTGCCCCGACTGTGGCACGAGAGAGGCACTGCAAAGTATGGGAGTGGATTCCGATGAGCAGGAAAGAATTATCGAAACCATTCATCAGCACACGCAGAACCTTTGAGTGAAATATACACAATAAACCTGCTGTATTTCTGGTACATGATCGTATTCCAATAAGTGCGAAAGTACGGTAATGTACACATACCGAAAGGGAAAACAGAGAAAGCAGGAGGGCAACAGCCATGAAGAGAATTGAAATTTTAGACAGAGCAGCAGAGAATAGAACAAGCTACAAGGACATTAACGTGAATCCTACATTTGGGGCAGCATACTTTTACAGCGAAGAGGCAGTCAATGACCTTATAAACTTTGCTGAAGTGATATGGAATCACGACATTGACGAGATTATTGAGAACTGTAAAAGATTCGGAATCACAGAGTTTACCATTTCAAGCACATTTTCAAGCCTTATCATTACGATTGCAGAGTTTGAAAAGCGAGGAGTACACCTTGAAGGACTTACAGAAATCAACAGCGACCACAATGATTGGAGTGCAGAGGAGCCGGGCAAGAAGGAAAGAATCCCGGCATTCAGATTAAGCCTTTAGGACTAGCGCAGGGGAGCTCACAAGGGTTCTTCTGTTTTCATAATATACACAATAAACCTGCTGTATCTCTGGTACATGATCGTATTCCAATAAGTGTGAAAGTACGGTAATGTACACATACCGAAAGGGAAAACAAAGAAAACGGAGGATACGAACATGACAAGATTTGAAAGAGATGTAAAGGAAATGCAAGAAGGAAACGAAATCGAGGTTCTTAAAAGAAGAAAGGCAGAACTTGAGGAACTTGAAAGAAAAGGCAGATGCGAAAAGAACGGATTTAAAAGACAGTGCATCGCACAGGAGTATGAAAAAAAGATGGAAGAATACAAAAAACTGGATGCCATGATTTAAAAAATAATTTTTGGGAGCCCTTCGGGGTTCCTTTTTTCGTGGAGGTGATCATGTGAGAAAACTGAAAAATTATAAACCGACAAGATTCATGGCAGAGGATTCTCACTATGATAAAGCCAGTGCAGATTTTGCTGTTAATTTTATAGAGAATCTGTGCCACACAAAAGGTACATGGGCAAGAAAGAAGTTTGAATTGATGGACTGGCAGGAACAGATAATCAGAGATGTGTTTGGTACGATTAAACCGAATGGTTACAGACAGTTCAATATGGCTTATGTGGAGATTCCCAAGAAAAACGGAAAGTCTGAATTGGCAGCCGCTGTTGCACTTTTACTTTTATGTGAGGGCGAACAGCGAGGGGAGATATACAGTTGCGCTGCAGACAAGAACCAAGCGAAGATTGTATTCGATGTAGCAGCCGATATGGTGAGGTTCTCCAAGGCACTCAGCAAGCGAATCAAAATATATGAATCACAGAAGAAGTTGGAGTACATTCCGACAAAGAGTACCTACCAAGTGCTGTCTGCCGATGTGTCTAACAAACACGGTTTTAATACGCATGGCGTTATTTTTGACGAATTGCACACACAGCCAAACCGTAAATTATATGACGTTATGGTTCAAGGTTCTGGTGATGCAAGAATGCAGCCACTGTATTTCCTTATAACTACAGCCGGAAATAACACAGAGAGTATCTGCTATGAAGTGCATCAAAAAGCACGGGATATTATGGAAGGGCGAAAGCATGACAGCACATTTTATCCTGTAATATTTGGTGCAGGTCTTGAAGAGGACTGGACAGACCCGGAGGTGTGGAAGAAAGCAAATCCGTCACTTGGGGAAACAATCGGAATCGACAAGGTTGAAGCTGCCTGTGAGTCAGCAAGGCAGAATCCCGGAGAGGAGAATGCCTTCCGACAATTAAGGCTTAATCAGTGGGTTAAGCAGAGTATCCGTTGGATGCCGATGGAAAAATGGGATGCCTGTGCGTTCCCGGTAAATGAGGATGACCTTGAAGGGCGTGTATGTTATGGAGGACTTGACCTTTCAAGCACCACAGACCTTACATCCTTCTGCCTTGTGTTCCCGCCGGAAGATGAGGAAGGCAAATATTATGTTCTTCCGTATTTTTGGCTGCCGGAAGAAACGCTTGACCTGCGTGTCCGAAGAGATCATGTGAATTATGATGTCTGGGAAAAGCAGGGATATATACAGACCACGGAAGGCAATGTTGTCCATTATGGATTTATTGAAAAATTCATAGAACATCTTGGAGAGAGGTTTAACATCCGTGAGATTGCTTTCGATAGATGGGGAGCGGTACAGATGGTGCAGAATCTTGAGGGCATGGGATTTAATGTGGTGGCTATGGGACAGGGATTTGCATCCATGTCACCGCCTACCAAGGAACTCATGAAACTGGTGCTTGAACAGAGGATAGCCCACGGAGGGCATCCAGTTCTCCGTTGGAACATGGATAACATATACATCCGTACAGACCCTGCCGGAAACATTAAGGCAGACAAATCAAAAAGTACGGAGAAAATCGATGGCGCGATTGCCTGCATTATGGCTCTTGATAGGGCAATCAGATGTGGCAATGATACGAGTGAGAGTGTTTATGATAGCCGTGGACTTTTAGTATTTTGAAAAAAGTGATTGACTTATACACTATAAAATGATATGATGCAGAAAAAGAGCGAGTGAGTTAATCACTAGAAAGAGAGGTTATCATGCAAAGAATTCAGTTTTATCCAAGTGTAACACTTGCAAATATCTTGAATACAGAAGCACAAAGCAAAGGAGTAAGCGTTAGCACATATGTGACAGATTTGTTAGAAGAGTATTACGGACTTAAAAAGAATACAGTTTCTGTAACTCAGTTGACAGCTACTGTATTAAATGAAGTTCAAAATTATATTAGTACATTACCGCCTAATGTACCATTTGATTTGAATACTGCATCAAAAACTTTCCAAGATATTGACATGACATGTGGAAAAAAGCCACAGACAGTAAGAGCCTCTATTGGAAGGGCGTTTGGTGCAAAATTAGGCAAAGCACCTTTTGCTAATGTAAAAAAATATGTTGATAAAAATGGTAAAAACATATTATCGGCAAATAATGCATTAATGTATGTTGTTTTTTAGAAACAAAAAAGTGTGAATTAATTGTAAAGGCACCCTAATGGGGTGCTTTTATTATACCTATTTTTAGAAAGGGTTGGTGAAATATTATGGGAATCATAAGTGGAATTTTTAAATCAAGGGATGCACCCAAGAACAGAACTGCAGGCAGTGCTTACAGTTTTTTTATTGGGCAGAGTGCAGCCGGGAAAAGGGTAAATGAGCGAAGTGCCATGCAGACATCGGCAGTTTATGCCTGTGTGCGTGTTATTTCAGAATCTGTGGCAAGCCTGCCACTTCATGTTTACAGATACAACAAGAATGGTGGAAAGGAAAAGGCATTAGACCATCCTTTATATCATCTGCTGCATGATGAACCGAACCCGGAAATGACAGCCTATTCATTCTTTGAGGTTGCTCTGACACATCTGCTGTTATGGGGAAACTCGTATAGCCAGATTATCAGAAATGGCAAGGGAGAAGTCCTCGGACTGTATCCACTGATGCCGGACAGAATGACGGTGGACAGGGATGAAAAAGGACATCTTTATTATGAATATTCGGTCAGTTCCGATGATGCACCTACCAATAAAGGTTCTACAGTAAGACTCAAGTCGGAGGATGTTCTTCATGTTCCGGGGCTGTCTTTTGATGGTCTTGTTGGATATTCGCCCATTGCTATGGCCAAGAACGCCATAGGTCTTGGAATTGCAGCCGAGGAATATGGCAGTAAATTCTATGCAAATGGGGCTGCACCAAGCGGTGTGCTTGAACATCCGGGAACATTGAAAGACCCGTCAAAGGTCAGAGAGAGTTGGACGCAGACCTTCGGTGGTTCATCCAATTCCAACAAAGTAGCGGTTCTGGAAGAAGGAATGAAATATACACCTATTTCCATCAATCCATCGGAGGCACAGTTTCTTGAAACAAGGAATTTCCAGATCTCCGAGATTGCCCGTATATACAGAGTTCCGGCTCACATGATTGGACAGCTTGATAAAGCAACCTTTTCCAATATTGAACAGCAGTCTTTGGAGTTTGTTGTGTATACGCTCCGCCCTTGGATTACAAGACTGGAGCAGGCAATGGTACGAAGACTTCTGTCGGAAGAAGAGAAGAAAGACTATTTTATCAAGTTCAATGTGGATGGTCTCCTTCGTGGAGATTATCAGAGCAGAATGAATGGATATGCAACAGCAAGGCAGAATGGGTGGATGTCTGCAAATGATATCCGGGAACTGGAGAATCTTGACAGGATACCCGCTGAACTTGGTGGGGATTTGTACCTCATCAATGGAAATATGACAAAACTTGAAGATGCAGGAATATTTGCAGATTCAGCACAAAAAGAAGAGGAGGATTCCGATGAAGAACAAGAAGTTCTGGAACTGGAAGAGCAGGAAAACGCTCAACCAGGAAACAAACGAGGAAATCGTAGAAAGAGTTCTCAGCCTTAACGGAACCATCGCAGAGGATTCGTGGTTTGATGATGATGTCACTCCACAGCTTTTTAAGGATGAATTAAATGCCGGAAGTGGTGATATCACTGTATGGATCAATTCACCGGGCGGTGACTGTGTGGCGGCAGCTCAGATCTACAATATGCTCGCAGATTACAAGGGGAATGTCACAGTAAAAATTGACGGTATTGCAGCTTCGGCAGCATCCGTGGTTGCAATGGCAGGTGACAATGTACTTATGTCCCCGGTTTCAATGATGATGATCCACAACCCTGCGACAGTAGCATTCGGTGACCATACTGAGATGGCAAAAGCCATCGAAATGCTCGAAGGGGTCAAGGATTCTATCATAAATGCCTATTCCTTAAAGACGGGAATGTCGAGGGCAAAGTTATCAAGGCTTATGGATGCTGAAACATGGATGGATGCAACCAAGGCGGTGGAACTTGGATTTGCTGATGATATCATCACAAAAAATGAGTTTCCTAAAAAAGAAGATGATGAGCCGGATGAAGATGGCGAGTCTGATAAAGAAAGCACCGAAGAGAATGAGAAAAAGACATCATCCAATTCAGTGCTTTTTTCACGCAAAGCTGTAAACAATGCACTTCTTAATAAGCTGGAAGAGCATTACAGAAAGCCAAGCGTGGATGTTGCAGGGCAGGCAAAAATCCCTGCCATGAATGTAACCGACGGTGTATCTGCCAAAGAAATCAGAGACCGTCTGAATCTTATCAAAAAGTATATTTAAGGAGGACTGCGATTATGACAGTACAGGAATTAGTTGACAAGAGAGCCAAGGCATGGGAGATGGCTAAGGAATTTGTAAATACCCATGAGGATAAGAACGGCAATTTATCTGCTGAGGATGCTGCGACATACAGCAGAATGGAGACTGACATCGAGGAACTTACCAATTCCATCGACAGACAGCAGAGAGCCGAGAGAAGGGAGCAGGAACTTTCCAAGCCTGTAAATTCCCCTATTACAGGAAAGCCTTATAAGGACGAGCCACAGGGCAAGGTAAAGACAGGCCGTGCATCTGATGAGTATAAGAAGGCTATGTTAAATGCAATCCGCAGCAACTTCAGACAGGTTTCCAATGTATTACAGGAAGGTGTGGATGCAGATGGTGGTTACCTTGTGCCGGAAGAGTATGACCACAGACTGATTGATGTTCTTACAGAGGAGAATATCATGAGAGACATTGCAACCAGAATTACAACTTCCGGGGAGCATAAGATTAACATCGCAGCTACTAAGCCGGCTGCAGCATGGATTGAGGAAGGGGCAGCCCTTTCATTTGGAAATGCTACATTTGACCAGATGATTCTGGATGCATATAAGCTTCATGTTGCCATCAAGATCACAGAGGAACTTCTGTATGATTCTGCTTTCCCTCTTGAGAACTACATTATCACAGAGTTTGGTAAGGCGCTCGGAAATGCAGAAGAGGATGCATTCCTTAATGGAGATGGCAAGGGCAAGCCTACAGGTATTTTCAATGCAACAGATGGTGGACATCTTGCAGGAACACTTACGGCAGCACTTAAGTCTGATGATCTCTTTGATCTTGTTTATGCTTTGAAGAGACCTTACCGTAAGAATGCATCCTTTATTATGAACGATGCTACATTAGCACAGCTTCGTAAGTTAAAGGATAACAACGGGGCGTATATCTGGCAGCCGTCATACCAGGCAGGAGAGCCGGACAGAGTTCTTGGATACCAGGTGCGCACATCTGCTTATGCACCTGCAGATGCGATTTCCTTTGGTGATTATAAGTATTACAACATCGGAGACCGTGGTACACGTTCCTTCAAGCAGCTCAATGAACTCTTTGCAGGAAACGGCATGATCGGTATGGTGGCTAAGGAACGTGTGGATGGTAAGTTAGTACTTCCAGAAGCAGTGCAGATTCTTAAGCTGAAGTCTGATGCACAGGCAGGAAAAGCTTAAGAGAACCAATAGGGCAGAGTGGCGAAGAGTTGCTCTGCCTTTAAAGATTTATGGAGGTGTAACAGAATGATTTCTCTTGATGAAATGAAAAATTATCTTCGGATTGATTTTAACGATGATGATGCACTTCTTGAAAATCTGATTGTCTCATCAGAGCGCCTGTGTATGGACATTGCCAGAATAAAAAGCAAGGCTGTATTTGAGAAAAAGGAAAATGTAAAGATAGCAGTCATGTATGCGGTGGCATATCAGTATGAGCATCGTGAGGACTGCGACCATCATGCACTTGCCATGTCGCTCCGTTCCATGCTTTCTGGGATTAGAAAGGCGGGATTCTGATGGAAGTAGCACTTTTAAATGTACGGATAACATTTCAGAAGAATGAGGTCGTAACAGATGCTATCGGAAACCATAAAAACAGGTGGACAGACTATTATTCGTGTTATGCCACGGTAAGTGGTGAGAGTGGTTCGGAAAAGAGTGTGGCAGCCAATACGCTGTATGAATCAGACCTTGCTTTTACAGTCCGTTACTGTAAGATGCTCGCCTGTGCTGACAGCACAAAACTCCGTATTTTATTTAATGGGGAACTTTATGATATTACATTTATTGACCACATGAATTACAAGAATAAATGCTTGAAATTCAGATGCAGGAAAGTGAGGAGATAGCATGGCAAATGTACAGATTGATAATTTGGCATCCGAAGTCATGAAAGGACTTATGGAATATAAAGACCTTGTTACCTCGGATATGAAGGTGGCTGTGAGGAAAGCAGGACGATCAGTGAAAAAAGATATCCAGGCAAATGCTCCAAAGAAAACAGGTGCCTACTCGAAGAGTTGGAAGGTCAGTACAACAAAAGAGACTTCTGAATCTTTGGAACTTACAGTACATTCTCCCAAGAAGTATCAGCTTGCACATCTGCTTGAGAAAGGTCATGCAAAAAGGGGCGGTGGAAGGACAAAGGCAGTCCCACACATCGCACCTGCTGAAGAAAGTGCTGTCAAACAACTGGAGTCTGATATAAAAAAGGCAATCGGAGGTTCATGATGGATGAATTAGTGAAAATCATAGAAGAAATGGGGATTCCCTTTGCATATGACCATTTTGCGGAGGGAGAAAGTCCCGAACCACCATTTTTGTGTTATCTGTTGCCGGGTAGTGATAACTTCGCAGCCGATGGCAGGGTTTATTACAAAATGAGTGAAGTAAGGATTGAACTGTATACAGATTTCAAGGATGTGTCCTTGGAAGAAAAAGTAACTGCCGTGCTTGATAATCACGGTATTTTTTATGAGCAGTCGGAGGTGTGGATAGAGGAAGAAAAACTCTATGAGGTAGACTTCGAGTTTGCCATGCCAGTATGAAGGAGGATATAAAGATGGCTAATAAAAAGAATAAAGTCAAGTTTAATATCTGCAATGTGCATTATGCACCGATTACTGTTGCAGAGGAAGGCACGGTCAGTTTTGGAACTCCTGTACCGATGCCGGGTGCAGTATCCATCAGCATGGATCCGACAGGTGAGCCGGAATCATTCTATGCAGATGGTATTGAGTATTATGTAATCAACAACAATCAGGGATATGATGGTGACCTTGAACTTGCCATGATTCCTGAGTCATTCCGTACAGATATCTTAAAAGAGGAACAGGATGCCAATAAGGTCCTTGTCGAGAATGCAAATTCTGAGACAGGCAGCTTTGCACTTCTGTTTGAATTTGATGGAGATATCAGAAAAATCCGTCATGTGCTTTATAACTGTACTGCATCCCGTCCAACAATTGAGTCTAAGACCAATGAGGATGAGAAAGAAGTACAGACAGAGACACTTACCATCAAGGCAAGACCGATGGCAGACGGATATGTTAAGGCTAAGACAGGTGATGCCACTACTGATACAGTTTATAACAACTGGTACAAGAGTGTATATCAGCCAACAGCGGTAGCTGAACAGCAGTCTGCAAAATCAGCCAAGGTTGTATATTAAGGAGGAGCAGAATATGGGAATCAGAAAAGATATAGAGATTGACGGACAGATGGTTGCATTCAAAGCGAGTGCAGCCATTCCACGAATCTACAGATTAAAGTTTCAGAGGGATATTTATAAAGATCTTGCCGTGCTTGAGAAAAGTATCGGTGATGGGAAGGAAGAGTCATCAAATCTGGATATGTTCTCGCTTGAGATGTTTGAAAACATAGCTTTTATTATGGCCAAACACGCAGACCCATCCATCCCGGATACCCCGGAAGAGTGGCTTGATAATTTCAATACATTCTCTATTTACCAGGTTCTTCCACAGCTGATTGAACTGTGGGGGCTGAATGTGAAAACGGATGTTGAATCTAAAAAAAAGTTCGCCCAACTGAGCGTGAAATGACAACCCCGTTGTTTCTGCTTCGCTGTGTGCAGTTAGGCTTATCGATGGCAGATCTTGATATGCTGTCGATAGGTCTTATCAATGATATGTATGCAGAGAGCAGAAACGATGACTGTAAATATGCAGAACTTGCAACACAGGAAGATTTCGACAGGTTCTAATCCTAAGCGTAAAGTTGATAGAGATTTGCGGTACATTGTTATTGACATTGGCCAAGTTAAACTATATAATAACTGTATAGAGATTTGCGGTACAAAAATATGGAGGTGTTATTATGGCAAGACCAGGTTATATGTCAATTTATGCTGATGAGCGAACTCAAGGAATATTTGATGAATTTTGCAGGATTAAAGGAATTACAAAATCAACTGCACTAACAGAAATGTTGGATATTTATATGTTGAGCCAAGACGAAGAACTATATACGGAACTAAAAAAGAAGGCTCTTGGAATAGAATCGGCAAGACAGATGGTTGCAGGAGCTTCAGATGTGAGGGAAGTTAATGATTATGTTTTCATGAAGTTGGCGACAGCTTATGATACAGAAGGAAATCCACTTGATGGGGAAGAAACGATAGAGGCTTATATTAGGAACTGTGATAATAACGGTTTGGGATATACTTGGTTCTCTACACAATCGCTTCATTCTGGAATGCAGAGGAAAAAAGTTGAGTTTTATAATCGTATAATTAAAAAAGGTGAAATTGTAAAAATTCTTTTTGCAGTTAGTGGAGATGAGAATGATATAAAATACTCTGCAAGGATTCTTGAAATTGTTTCATCAAGAGATAATATTAGATGTCCAGGGGATAAAAAAGCTGTTCCTCAGGAGTTTGGAGAAAATGAGACTGGAAAGATATGGATAAAAATAACGGATATTAGTGAAGAAACAAAGTTAAGTGCTGATATGATGGTTGTTGGAAGTACGGGTAGTAATCTTAAGCAGGTTATAAGTAATTCACAGTTTCATTTTGGGTATGTTAATATTCCAGAGGAGTGATTGAATGAAAAACGAACAAGAAAAAGATAATGAAGCATACGAGAAATATGTAAGATATAGAAAAGCAAAAGCAGACTATGAAAGAAAATGTACTGGGTGGGTAACTATTGTAATAATTTTGATTATGATAGCTTTATATTTTTATATATTTCATTGATCATGAAATATTACAGAGAACATCTGTCAGAAATGGCAGGTGTTTTTCTTTTGTTAAGGAGCAGAGATGCTCCTTTTTTTGTACCAATTTTTAGGAGGTGGTGAGAGGCATGGCAAGCCGTATTCAGGGTATTACCGTTGAAATCGGTGGTGATACAACCAAACTGCAGAACGCTCTGAAAGGCGTGAGCGGACAGATAAAGTCTACCCAGTCACAGCTGAAGGATGTGAATAAACTGCTAAAACTGGATCCAGGCAATACGGAACTTCTGGCACAAAAACATAAACTGCTTGCTGAGGCTGTTGGCGAAACGAAAGAAAAACTGGCAACCTTAAAGACAGCAGCAGAACAGGCAAATATAGCACTTGCCAACGGAGAAATCTCACAGGAACAGTATGATGCCCTTCAAAGAGAAATAGTAGAGACAGAGCAGGATTTGAAGAACCTTGAAACACAGGCAAATCAGTCAGCTACAGCTGTCCAGAAGATAGCCACAGCCGGAGAAAAGTTAAAGACTACAGGAGATAACATTTCCTCTGCCGGACAGAAACTCTTACCCGTTACAGCCGGGGTTACTGCTTTAGGAACTGCATCGGTTACTACGGCTGCCAATTTTGAATCTTCCATGTCACAGGTACAGGCAACAATGGGAATCACAAAAGATTCCATGTCGAAGGTAAACGGGCAGTCAGTAAATACAATGGACACCCTTTCTAAACTGGCAAAGAAGATGGGTGCAGAAACAGCATTCTCTGCATCAGAGTGTGCCGAGGCTCTTAATTATCTGGCTCTTGCAGGATATGACACACAGCAGATGTGCGATACTCTGCCAACGGTACTTAATTTGGCAGCCGCAGGTGATATTCAGCTTGCATCTGCATCGGATATGGTAACGGATGCCATGTCAGCCCTCGGTATGGGAGTTGATGAGGCAGGAACGATGGTAGATCAGATGGCAAAGACAGCATCTACCACAAATACATCAGTGGCACAGTTAGGAGAAGGTATTCTTACCATTGGTGCAACAGCAAAATCCATCAAGGGTGGAACAGCAGAACTGAATACTGCCCTTGGTATCCTTGCTAATAATGGTATCAAAGGAGCAGAGGGTGGTACACATCTTCGTAACATTATCCTGTCATTGCAGAGTCCGACCGATGCAGCCGCTAAGCAGATGGAGGCATTAGGTATTTCTGTATATGATTCGGAAGGAAACATGAGAAGTCTGAATGATATCCTTGGAGATTTGAATACCTCTATGGATGGAATGACATCAGCTGAGAAGTCAAATATCATCAGTACGATTTTTAACAAGACAGACCTTTCTTCCGTAAATGCTTTACTTGCCAATACAGGAAGTACATGGGATGACCTTCAGCAGAAGATTACAGACAGCGGTGGGGCTGCACAGCAGATGGCAGATACTCAGCTTGATAACCTGCAGGGACAGATCACCATTCTAAAATCTGCCCTAGAGGGACTAGCCATTTCGTTTGGAGAACTGTTGATGCCTGCCATAAAGCAGATTGTTGGATGGGTTCAGAAGTTCGTTGATTTCCTAAACAGCCTTGATGAGGGAACAAAGAAAACTATTGTCACTATTGCACTTGTAGTTTCTGCTCTTGGTCCCGTACTGATAGTCATTGGAAAAGTGATATCGGCAGTCGGTACGATCATGACGATTGTTCCAAAGATTGCCGGGGTTATTAATACAGTTAAGGGTGCATTTGCAGCACTTAATACGACAATGCTTGCAAATCCAAGCGTTCTTATTATCGCAGCCATAGCAGCACTTGTGGCTGCTTTTATTTACCTCTGGAACAACTGTGACGGATTCCGTCAGTTCTGGATCGACCTTTGGGAGAATGTAAAACAGGTCGCAATTACAGTATGGAATGCAATCAAGGAGTTTTTCTCACAGGTGTGGGAGGCAATCAAGACGATTTTTTCTACAGTATTTGAAGTAATCAAAACACTTGTGACAACTTACTTCAATCTGTACAAGACGATTATCGAGACTGTCATCAATGTGATAAAGACAGTTATCACAACAGTATGGGAGGCAATCAAAGGTGTGTTTACTACAGTCTTTGAAGTGATAAAGACCATAGTGACAACCTACTTTAATATATACAAAACCATCATTCAGACAGTACTGACGGTCATTCAGACTGTGATAACAACAGTATGGAATACCATAAAAACTGTGATTACTACGGTGCTTAATGCAATCAAAACTGTATTTTCTACGATATGGAATGCAATTAAGACCATAATCAGTGCAGTGGTCAGTGGCATTAAGGGACTGATTACAGGAGATTTTACTGCTGTAAAAAATTCCATTACTACGATAATGAACACAATAAAGAGTACGATATCGACCATCTGGAATACCATAAAATCCACGGTTTCCACAGTACTTGGAGCAATCAAGAGTGCTGTAACATCTGTGTTCACAGGCATCGTGAACGCTGTCAAAGGTGCGATGGGAAATGTGCTGAACGTAGTAAAGACAGGATTTTCCAATGTGAAAAGCCATATCACGGGACTTGCTTCACAGGCAGTTACCTGGGGTAAAGATCTTGTCATGGGAATTGTAAATGGCATTAAAAGCTGTATTGGTGCAGTTGGTGATGCTGTTAAGAGTGTGGCTGATAAAATCAAGTCATTCCTGCATTTCTCTGTGCCGGATGAAGGACCACTTACGGACTATGAATCATGGATGCCTGACTTTATGGGAGGACTTGCAAAAGGAATCGAAAAGAGTAAAGGCATGGTGGCTAAGGCAATCGAAGGTGTATCGCAGGATATGATAGTAAGTCCGAATGTAAGCGGAATGGAGACCATTGCAGGAATGCAACCTTCTGAACAATCATCTACAGGGATTGCAAGTATGATGTCAGCAATTACATCTGCGATTAAGGATATGAAGGGTGATTCCGGGGATATTGTTATCCCTGTATACCTTGGCGGAACGATGCTCGATGAAGTAATCGTATCGGCACAGCAGAGGGCAAATCTGAGAAGTGGAGGGAGATAAGCATGGCATTTATACAGTACTTAAAATTCGATGAAACGAATCTTCCTCTGCCAGATTCCTATGACCTTGATATTTCGGATGTGGCGGCAGATTCATCGGGGGAAACAGAAGCAGGAACAATGCAGAGAGATGTGGTAAGGACAGGAGTTATTTCCATAGCAGTTTCTTTTTCTGTTTCCCCTAAGTGGTTAAAGCTACTGACGGCATATAGTAAAAGGTCAAAAATTGCCGTGAAGTATTTTGATACGGAAGAACTGAATCTGAAAGATGCAGAAATGTATATTACAGGATTTAAAGCAAAATTAGAAAAGGATACATCTTATAAAGGATTGTGGAGAGTGGATTTTACAATGAAGGAACTCTAACGGATGTTTACAGTATGATAAATGATTTTATTTCTTTTGATAGGAGGTGTTACATTGTATCCTGTTAGTGAAGCATTCCTGCAAGCTGTGCAGGAGAACACAAGGGAGTACCGATGGACTGGAAAAATTACGACAGTAAAGGGGATAACGTATGAGTTTGGCCCAAAACAGATTGTAAAAGGCAGCGGTTATATCACAAGGTCATGTTGTGGGAATAATGAGATAGAACTTGGATCAGTGTATGCATCAGAGATGAAAGTGACATTATTTTTGGATGTTGACAGATATTCGTTGGAAAATGCTTGTGTGGAACTTTTTTATTCTATAAAGCTGCCAGATAGAAGCTGGGAAAAGATTCCGATGGGAATTTTTGAAATTAGTGAGGCAAATCGCAAAATTAAGATGATTGAACTAGTAGGATATGACTATATGCTAAGGTTTGAAAAATCAGTCGCTATGGATTCATCCAGTGGAACACCGTATGAATTTTTGCATTTTGCTTGTGAAAAATGCAGTGTGGAAATGGCACAGTCGGAAGCAGAGATTGCTGCATTACCTAACGGAACAGAACTGCTTGGAATATATCCAGATGGGAATGTGGAGAGTTATAGGGATTTGATTTATTATGTGGCACAAGTGCTTGGCTGTGTCTGCCAGATTAACAGATCTGGCAAGCTGGAGTTAATAGCTTATGGTGATCAGCCTGTGGCGGAGCTTACAGCAAGACACAGATTTTCCAGTTCCTATTCAGATTTTGTGACAAAGTATACGGCAGTGTATTCAACAGATGAGGTAAATGCAAAGTCTGAATATTACTGTCTGGATCCGGATGATGGACTGACAATGAATTTGGGAATCAATCCACTTCTACAGTACGGTATGCAGAAAACGAGAGAGGAAATCATAACAAATATTTTGAATGCCATTTCTGTAGTAAATTATGTTCCTTTTGATTCGGAGACAATCGGTAACCCAGCATTAGATCCGATGGATGTGGTACGATTTTCAGAAGGACATGCGGATAATAAGAAAATCAGTTGTATTACAGGAATTACTTGCCGGATTAATGGAAAACAGACACTAAAAGGGGTAGGAAAGAATCCGCTTCTTGCATCATCAAAGAGTAAGGCTGACAAGAATATTATTGGACTTTTAAACCAAGTAGAGGTAAGTAAGTTCGTGATTTGTGCTTACGAGAATGCATCAGAGTTTGTTATTGGAGAAGAAGAAATTCGAATTGTGAATGTAACCTTCGCTTCGATTGAGTCTACCAGTGCAGTGTTTTTAGGAAATGTAAACTGCGTGATAAAGGCAGAGGATGAAACAGCGATGGAAAGCTATACGGTGAGCCATCAGGTGCCGATAATAGACAGCATTGTTGAACGTGCAGCAGCAATCGCAAAACAGACAGCGAATGTGATATCAGGAGATACAAAAATATCTATTCCGGAGATTTCCTATGAAATGATTGAGGAATCGGTGGAAGTTCCAGTGTTTAGGAAAAAGCATCCAGTTGTCCGATTTAGGTATAAGCTGGATGATATCTGGTTGGAGGATTACACCCCATTGCAGAAAGCTGTTGATGGAGAAAATATTTTTCCTATGCTATATCCACTTGGAAATTTAGGAGCAAACAGTGCAAAACAGTTAGAAGTGTATATGTCTGTTTCTGGGGGTACGGCTACGGTGACTCCAGCAAACTGTAAAGCAGCAGTATGCGGATCAGGCATTGCAAGCGGATATACCGAATGGGATGGAAAGATTGTGCTGGAAGAGCATATTAATGCCTTTACAATGGTGGAATCTGTTATGAATATGAAACTGTTGAGTGATTCTGTGGCAATTTCCACGCAGAAAGAAAATGTAAAAGGTTATTCTGATCGGGTGGAAGTATTTATCATGAAAAATTCAGCTATGGCAATGCAAGGAGTAACCGGAGACGCACAGTTTTGGAAAGAGTGAAGGGAGAAAGATGGATGTTAAAAGGAAAAACAAAAATTGAACTGAAGGACGTGCATACTGGCAGAGTAGACGTTGTTGAAAAAGATAACATGGTGACGAATGCACTCCAGTATATTTTTAATCCGCTCGGATATATTAAGTCAGCAGATCCGATGCTGACGGAAAAGTATGTGAATTTCTATAAAACATTAACTGGGGGACTTCTGCTTTTGAATAAGCCATTAACCGCAGATGTAGATAACCTGTATCTTCCAAGGAATGTTGAACAGACAGGCTGTGCAGTCTTTGATAAGCAGAATAGTTCCAATCAGACGATTCGTGGTAGCTATAATGCAACAGAGACAGAAATTGATGTTGTAAACCGAAGAATTAAGTATGTGTATGATTTTGATACAGCCGAAGCCAATGGAACGATTGCTTCGGTTGCTCTGACGCATGCTTATGGTGGATATGGGAATCGGGGAACGGATGCGGACCCCGTGAAGGGACTTTATCCGTTTTTTACAAATATTGGGAGCGGACTTTTGAAATATACTGGGGGCAGCAGTGGTATTAATGCCTATGACAGAACCACTGCCTATACAACATATGGAAATGGATATCGATGGATTATCAAGATAGATGCGGAAAATGACAGTGTGTATTATTTTACAATTATGAGTACAAACTCAGTTAAGATAAGTCGGTATAGGGCAAACATCAATACAATTTCAATGTTTGAAAACCCAGGGGCATCAAGGACCTTGCTTGATGAGCAGACCTTTTCTTTAAGTACTGCTATCAATGTACAGTATTTTTCTTACAATTATGAAGAAGAAACGGATAGGCTCTATATTGTGACAGCATCCTCAAATTATGTTTCCAACAACGGAAGTTACATTATTACGGAAGTGGATCTGGCAAACGAAAATGCGGTAAAGCAGTATGTGATGACGAACAAGACTGGAGTATCGGCAAGAATCGGGCACAATCGGTATGACACTTACTGTTATGAAGGGTATATTTACTTTAAAAACAGCAGTCTGAGTGATCATCACTATTATAGGCAGCAGATAGGAAATTCTGCTAATGTAAAACAGCTTCCAGAATCGGCAGCTCTGAGAGCGGTATATCCAATGCTGGCAAGGGATGGAAAGCTTTATCTGGAAAATCCATCAGGGTATTCAGGAACATATGCCCTTTATGTTGTAGACACAGATTCTTTTACGATGAAGTACCCAGAATCCTATGGATTGTATGATTCTAGTTACAGACAGTATGTTCCAGTGAAGGGAGTTCCGATGACATATTACCTGACAGGTGGATCTGGAAACGGGACATTTGCTATGAGAACAGACTATCTGGCAACCATTAATAATCTGGATTCGCCTGTTGTCAAGACGGCAGACAAAACTATGAAAGTAACGTATACATTGTCAGAGGAAGAATAGATTTCTATTGATTATAGCAATCTGAGTTTTCAGCAACTTTTAAAGTTTCTAAAATTGCAGTTTGCTTTTTTATATTTTTTTCAAGTTGTGTATATGTGAGTTCATGTTTTTCTTCAGATGTTAATGGGCGAATGATAATTGCATAATCACTATATTCTACTGCAACTGTATCTCCTATGGAAAAACCTATTTTTTCAAGCCATTTTCCTTGCAGTTGAATTTTGGGAACGTAACTGTAGTGATTTCCGGAATAGCGGCTGGCATATTGGATTTTGGTATTTTTCTTCATATTTTTAATCTCCTTTTGGTTATTTTGTGTAGTCTATTAATCACTCATAAATACCAAAATAGCAACTTTATTTGATATTTTTTTGATTAGTGGTTTCTGAAATGGAGATCACTTTTTTTTATGGAAAGAGAGGTAATGGAAATGAAAGAGTTTTGGAGTGTAGTACAGTTCGTATTCACGGCTGTAGGTGGATGGCTTGGTTACTTTTTGGGAGGATGTGATGGTTTGTTATACGCATTAATTGCATTTGTGGCCATTGATTATATCACAGGGGTCATGTGTGCAATCAATGACAAAACATTATCGAGTGAGGTTGGTTTTAACGGCATCTGCCGGAAAGTTCTGATTTTCCTCTTGGTGGGAATCGCAAACATTCTTGATTTGAATGTAATCGGGACAGGCAGTGTGCTTAGAACAGCAGTGATCTTCTTCTATATCTCCAATGAGGGAGTAAGCCTCTTGGAGAATGCATCCCATCTGGGACTGCCTGTACCACAGAAGATTAAAGCAGTATTAGAACAGCTGCACGACCGTGCAGAAGATGAAGAAAAGGAGGATGACTAATATGTGTCAGAGATTTGGTATTGATGTAAGCCATTGGCAGGGGAATTTCAACTTTGCCAATGCGAAGAACAACGAGGGTGTAGAGTTTGCCATCATTAAGGCAGGTGGCGGTGATGATGGACTGTACAAAGACAGCAGATTTGAGGACAATTACAGAAAATGTGTGGAATGTGGACTTCCAAAAGGAGCATATTTCTACGGAAATGCAAAAAGCGTGGCTGATGCAATGAAAGAGGCAGAGTATTTTATTTCTATCCTTAGTGGCAAGAAATATGAATACCCTGTCTTTTATGATGTTGAGGGTAAAATGATTACAGACAATGACCGAGCAACTCTTACAGAGATTGTGAAGGCATTCTGTGAAATCATGGAAAGTGCCGGATACTGGGTGGGTATTTATTCTTCTGAGTTATTTTTCAACAGCGAAATGAATGACGGAGAACTCACAAGATACAGCCATTGGGTTGCAAGGTGGGGCAAGAGCAAGCCTGCTCCAAACAGTGGTGCTGAAACGCAGATGTGGCAGTTTGGTGGAGAAACAAATCTTATCCGTAGCAATAAAATCAATGGTCAGACCTGTGACCAGGATTACTGTTATGTAGATTATCCGTCAAAGATTAAAGCTGCCGGACTGAATGGATATTCTAAGGGGCAGGCAGCAGATAATGCTCCTGCAAAGAAATCCAATAATACGATTGCTGATGAGGTAATCGCAGGAAAATGGGGAAATGGGGCAGAGAGAAAGGAAAAACTCGAATCTGCCGGATACAATTATTCTGATATTCAGAATATTGTAAATGAGAAACTCGGCACTCCATCTAAGAAGTCTGTTGACGAGATTGCAAGGGAGGTCATTCGTGGTGACTGGGGAAATGGATCTGACAGAAAAAACAGACTTACTTCTGCCGGATATGATTATGATATGGTACAGAGCAGAGTGGACTCTTTACTTGGTGCATCTTCTAATCATACAAATATGAAATCGGTAGATGATATTGCAAAAGAAGTCGTCCGTGGAGAATGGGGCAACGGTGAGGAACGTAAGCACAAACTCACTGCAGCAGGATATGATTATTCTGCAGTACAGAAGAAAGTAAATGAATTATTGAAGTAAGCAGACGGCTTGGAGGGAGAAATCCTTTCAAGCCTTTTTTTATTTTACTCGGCCATTTGGAAATTTGCTGTCCAGAGATATATGAGGAAGGGTTGTAACTTTTCCCGTCCATAGGAGCAAAACAATGTAACGATGAACCAGCATTCGTTGCTCCGTAGAAATTCTTGGAGGTGTAGCAATGACGAATGAGCAGAGAGAAGATATCAGAAGGATGAGGGAAGAAGGTGTTAGCTATGGAAAGATAGCAGAAACATTGAATCTTTCTTTGAATACAGTGAAATCATTTTGTAAAAGAAAAGGTATGGGTGGAAAGGTAGCACTAGAAATACCGCAGGTTGATGATGTGGCGGTGTCCTGCAAGTGTTGTGGGATATCTGTTATTCAGAATCCTGGAAGAAAGCAGAAAATGTTCTGTTCAGATAGATGCCGTAACAAATGGTGGAATGAACATCTCGACCAGGTTGACCGCAGAGCCAATTATGAGTATGTCTGTCCAAACTGCAAAAAGCCATTTACTGCATATGGAAATTCAAAGCGTAAGTATTGCAGTCATAGCTGCTACATCGCTGATAGGTTTGGAGGTGAGCAGTAATGAAAGAAATGAATGTGAAAGAAAAAGAAGTGCTTGTCCCAGTATGTGAGAAGTACACACTTACCATTAAAGAGGCGGCTGCATACTTCAATATTGGTATTAAGAAAATGCGCAGATTGGCAGAAGAGAATACTGGTCGATTCTCAGTCTTTAGTGGAAATAAGTACCTTATCATCCGTCCGAAGTTTGAGAAATTCATTTGTGATTCTTCGGAAATCTAGGTCGGTAAAAGTTTATTTTAATTGCCATAAGTAGTTGCTATTTCTAGCGTTTAGAGTGATATATAGACTACCAAAACAGGAAGGAGATTTACAATGAAACCACAGCTTGGAGACAAAGAAATGTTGACGGTTCAAGAGGCCGTGGAGCATTTTCAATTGAGTCGTAGAAAATTCTACGATTTATTACATCAAAAGGGTTTGACTTTTCTTGTATTTTACTATGATGGAAGAAGACTTCTCATTCGTAAAGAGTTTGAAAAATACCTTGATAAGCACCCTGAACTGAGAAGGAGGGGATACGATGGCAGGTAAAGCTGGATTTCGTAGGGACTCAAAACACAGAGTCCTACGAAGGGGAGAATCCATCAGAGCAGATGGAAAATATCAATTCAAATATCATGTGAATGGAAAACCACAGTTTGTTTACAGTTGGAGACTTGAGCCAACAGACCCTCTCCCAGTTGGAAAGAAACCATGCCTTTCACTTAGAGAACTAGAAAAGCAGATAGGTTATGATCTGGACAACAGACTGGACCCAATGGGAAAGAACATCACAGTTAATGAATTGGTGGAGAGATACCTTAAAACAAAGGTCAATGTAAGACCTAGCACCAAGCAAGGATATAAAACCGTGCAGAACATTTTGAAGAAGGAATCTTTCGGAGATATGAAGATTTCCAAGATTCGAGTATCAGATGCAAAGCTGTTCTTAATCAAACTGCAACAGGAAGATGGTAAGAGTTACAGTTCCATTCATACCATTCGAGGTGTTCTTAGACCAGCATTCCAAATGGCAGTGGATGACGATGTTCTCATCAAGAACCCATTCGGATTTGAACTTGCAACGGTTCTGGTCAATGACTCAGTCACAAGAGAGGCAATAACCAAAGACCAGATGAGAAAGTTTTTAAGATTTGTACATGACGATATTGTATACTGCAAATATTATGAGGTTGTCTACATTCTTTTCCATACGGGGATGAGAATTTCAGAGTTCTGCGGATTGACCTTAAAGGATATCGACCTTAAGAATAATACAGTCAACATAGATCATCAATTGCTTAGAACTTCAGCAATGGAATATATCATTCAAGACACCAAGACAACAGCAGGAACTAGGGTGCTACCGATAACGCAGGAAGTGGCAGATATGTTTCGTTCCATCATTGAGGACAGACCAAAGTACAAGGTGGAGAAGGTGGTGCAAGGCTACAGTGGATTTTTATTCCTAGACAAGAATGGAATGCCCCTTGTGGCCATGCATTGGGAACACCGATTTAGAAGTATGCTTGGCAGGTACAATGAGATTTACAGGGTACAGATGCCAAAGATTACCCCTCATGTGTGCCGTCATACTTACTGCTCAAATATGGCAAAATCGGGAATAAACCCAAAGACACTACAATATTTGATGGGACATTCGGACATAGCAGTAACTTTGAATGTCTATACCCATGTTGGACTTGAGGATGCTGAGAGGGAACTTCACAAGATGCAGAGCATGGAAGATGCCAGAAAAGAGATGGGAATTTCGGATAAAGACGATAAACCATTGAAACAGAATATG